ACACTGGCCGCACAGGCAACCGCACATGGAACAAGTCATTCACACCCTCAACAGAAGAGTTGGCAACGCGCCAGCAGTTGGGTGAAGAGGCGATGGACCTGTCAGACGAGGCAATGGGTGGTCTTGATGCCATTCGTATGACCGAGGGTGACATTCCTCAGATGACCAGCGCCAGCGCGCCGTTCGCCGAACGTGCCGCGCAAATGGAAGGCCCCGGACTGGACAAACTGACAGACGAAATGATGTTGGGCAAGCACGGTGCCTTGGTGGACAAGGTTGTTGCGGACTTCAGAGCCCGCGGCATTGACCCAGACCAAGAAGACATTGTGAACGCGATCAACGCAATGATCAACCCCATGCGCCACAACTACACCGGCATGAACCCGATTGCCCAACGCCCTGTGCAGGGCCGTGGCCCCGCAACAGCAGAGATGAACGCGTGGCGCGACGAGGCCCGCATGTCTGGTCTGCCAGAGACGGTGGTGACTAAGCACCCAGATGATTGGAAGGCACAACACCAGCGCGATTATTTGCTGGACACAACCCCCGAGCAACGCGCACCGTTCGCGCAAGACTGGCAGATGCAAGAGTTGGAAGACAGACGCCGCCGTGCCGTTCAAGGTAAAGCCGCAGGCGGCATGATGTACTCTCCACGCGACATGCAGGCCGAGATGATGGTCCGCGGTTACGCTGGAGGTGGACAAACACAAGGCCCCACACAAGAAGACATTGTTAATTACATTCGTGGCGGCGGCTCAAGAATGGACAACTCCGCCGACGAAATGATGATGCGCGCCTATGAGCGCCGTCAGCCCTCAATGAGTGAGTACAAAGCGTCTCCTAGAGAGCGTATCTCTTCATTGGGCCAAGATTTTTTAGAACGGTCAGGCATGCCCCGCTACAATGCACGCAAAACAGCCAACACAGTAGTTGGTGGACCCGCCAGTACCTTGCCCGGTGGTTTTGGTTTGGCAGACATTGCCATGTTAAACCCCGCTGGCGCAATGGCTGTGGCACCTATGTACGCCGCAGAAACAGGACACTACATTGGAAAAGGCGAACCAGTTAGCGCTGGCATGAGCGCTTTAGGCATGTTGCCAATGGCCGGACCAATTCGTAAAGCATACAAAGGCTTTAACCAATAATGCAACCTATTATTCCACTCCAAAAGGGCGGTAACCTGTCCGCGTTGTCGTACGCTGAAAACGAGACGACGAAAGAAGTAGACACGGACAAAGAAATCCAAGATCTGGCCGAGGCGCTTGACATCGACATTGACGATGTAGAGTCAGAGGTTATTGAGTTGGAAGACGGCTCTGTTGTGGTGAACATGACAGAGGTTGAAAAGCCGTCACAGAATCCAGAGTTCTACGCCAACTTGGCAGAAGAAATGGAAGAGGGTATCTTGGACAGTTTAGCGTCCGAGTACCTTGACCTGATTGAAGTGGACCGTGAGTCGCGAAAACAGCGTGACAAGCAGTACGAAGAGGGCATCCGCCGCACAGGTTTGGGCAACGACGCCCCCGGCGGCGCAACGTTTGACGGCGCGTCCAAGGTGGTTCACCCCATTATGGCAGAGGCCTGCGTTGACTTTGCGGCAAACGCCTGCAAAGAGTTGTTGCCGGCAGACGGCTTGGTGCGCACGTACATCAAGGGCAAGGCTGACCAAACTCGTTTGGACACAGCACAGCGTAAAGCCAACTTCCTGAACTGGCAGTTGACAGAGCAGGTTGAAGAGTACCGCGACGAGATGGAGCAGTTGTTTACACAGCTTCCCCTTGGCGGCTCACAGTATCTCAAATGGAGATGGGACAAGGACCTGAACCGCCCAGTGCCAGAGTGGGTTCCAATTGACAACGTGCTATTGCCTTTTGCGTCTACAAATTTTTACTCAGCCGCGCGTGTTACAGAACAGCAAGACATCACCGAAGATATGTTCAAGCAACGTATCGAAACTGGTGAGTACCGCGACATTGAGTTGTACACCTCTGACCTGTTGCCTGAGAACCAGACACAGTCTAAAAAGGCCAACGACAAAATTGAAGGTCTAACAGAGCCAACGAAGAACGTAGACGGTTTGCGCCGCGTGTACGAAATTACCGCGTTCTTGCGTTTGGAAGACGACCCGCTGACAAAAGGTGCACGTGCGCCGTATGTTATGACGGTGGACGAGATTTCAAGCAAGGTGGTTGCACTGTACCGTAACTGGCAGTCTGGTGACCTGCGCATGCGCAAGCTCGACTGGATGGTCGAGTACAAGTTTATTCCATGGCGCGGCGCCTACGCGATTGGTATGCCACACCTGATCGGCGGCCTCTCAGCGGCGTTGACTGGTTCATTGCGCGCGTTGATGGACTCAGCGCACGTGAACAACAGCCAGACAATGTTGAAGCTAAAAGGCGGACGCATTGGCGGGCAGACAGACCGCATTGAGCCAACTCAGGTCGTAGAGATCGAGGGTTCACCCGGCGTGGACGACGTGCGTAAGTTGGCGATGCCACTGCCGTTCAACCCACCGTCTTCTGTGCTGTATAACCTGTTAGGTTGGTTAACAGACGCGGCTAAAGGTGTTGTGAAGACCAGCGAGGGTCGTATTGCCGACGCGGGTAGCAACACACCTGTTGGCACAACACAGGCGCTCATCGAGCAGGGTTCTAAAGTATTCTCAAGCATTCACGCACGACTGCACCGCAGTCAGGCTAAGAGCTTGCAGGTCTTGTCACGTATCAACCACTGGTACTTGGAAGACATGGACAACCAGTCCGGTGCCGAGATTGCGGTAGAGGACTTTGAAGACAACTCAGACGTCAGCCCGATCTCTGACCCTAACATTTTCAGCGAAACACAGCGCCTGACGCAGGCTCAACTGGTAATGCAGTTGGCAGACAAGGCGCCCCAGTTGTATAACGTGCGGGAAGCGCACATGCGCGTGATGAAGTTGATGAAGGTGCCTGACATTGAAAAAGTCATGCCTAACCCACAGGGCTCGGTTGAGAGCAATCCTGCGCTAGAGAACGTTCAGATGACAATGGGCCACGCGGCCGCCGCGTTCCCAGACCAAAGTCACATTGACCACCTGAAGGTGCACTTGGCGTACATGATGGACCCCGCGTACGGCGGCAACCCACTCATTGGCCCCGGTGTGACGCCTTTGATGTTGGAGCACATCAAGCAACACCTGACACTGCACTACCTGCAGTCGATGCGCAACTACGTGTCACACGCCGCTGGTGGCAAAGACTCGTTCAAGTTGAACGAAGAGCGCAAGCTGGACCTAGCCGCCCAAGAGGCGCTGGCAATGGCCGCGCAGTTGGTCAACCAAGACGCGCAGAAGACATTCGAGGGAATCACGCCAATTATTCAGCAGTTGGTGCAACAGATGCAACAGGCCAAGCAGACCCAGATGCAGTCAGCGGCGATGGCAGACCCAACGTCTCAGGCACTTATCCAGACACAAATGGCCGAAACCAAGCGCAAGACAGAAGAGGCGCAGGCCAGATTCCAGTTGGAGCGCGAGAAGATGCAGGCCGAGATGGCAGACAAGGTGCGCGACATGCAGGCCAAGTTGGCAGAGATCCAAGCCAAGATGGGACTACAGCAACAGTTGGCCGACCAAGACAACGCGGCCAAGGTGGCAATTGCCGACATCAACAACTCTTCCAAAGAGCGTGTGGCAACGATCAACGCCGACCAAGCGTTGAGCGCACAACAAATCAAACAACAGCATTCACAAGAGATGACTGCGTTGGAAGCAGAAAGCCAAGCGTACGCGGACATGCGTAAGCACGGGTTAGACCAAGCGCAAGCAGAACAGCAACGTGCACACGAGGCAACAATGCAAGCGCAACAACAGTTGGCCCAAGCGGTCCAACAAGCACAACAACCAACAGGAGTATAAAAATGGCAACAGGCAATCAAGACATGGGTTTTCGCAAGAACTACAAGATCACCGGCAAACCCGGCTACGCAGGCGGCCCCGGCTCGCCAGTAGAAAAAGGTCCTTCTGGTTCAAAGATGGCGCCACCCGCACCCTTGTACCAAGTACCGCCCGTAAATAGTCGCGGTTTAAAGAAATAAGTTAGGGCGTAAGTACACACATTTGTGTGTACTTAGTTATAAGGAGGGTTTTTGATGAAAGACCCGTTATATGAATCGATCTTTAGGATCAAAGAAGCTGTTGAGTTTTTACAAAACGGCGTTTTGAGCGGGGTCGATAGCTGGGATAAATACAACCAGCTTGTAGGGAGAGGCCAAGGTCTGAAAGAGGCTTTGGATATTATCAACAGTGTCCTGCGAGAGGACGAGGAATCTGACAATGACAGAGAGTAAGTACCAAGTGGATGGTCGGAGTGAAGCCGACTGTTTTCCGGCAGTTGATCCGGGAATCAAGCTTAAAGGCAACCGAATCGTAGTCCAACTGCGAAAAGCCAAAGACGTTTCAAAAGGCGGCATCATTCTAGTGAGTGATACAAAGGCCACCGAAAAATGGAACGAGGTGATTGCAAAGGTGGTGGCAGTAGGCCCCTTGGCATACAGAGATCTTAGCACCCTTGAAACGTGGCCAGAAGGCCCGTGGGCAGAAGTGGGAGATCTTGTTCGTGTGATCAAGTACGGCGGCGACCGCTGGGCGGTACCACACGGCGACGGCGAGGTTGTGTTTATCATTTTGCAAGACCGCGAGGTTATTTGTGCAATTGATAATTTTGAA